AGTAGTGTGCTCCTATCTACAAATTCTACTATTTTTAGATTATATTTTTATTTAAATTTTCTCTAATTTGGATGTAATCTTATAAAGATTACTCAAAGTCTAAATTGCTCCTACCCCCATCTTTTCTCATCATTTTTGTAAACTCTGTGAAATCCCTCTGAATATTCAACTTGCTGTCTATTAGGCATAAGCATTTCCTCTTGAAATTCTCTGTCATAACATTCCTTGGTGGTATATCTGTTACTGGTAGACTGTTAACAAATTCCCTAAAAGTTGCCCAATCTATGTTTCTTGCTATTGGGTTAGACATAAAACATTTAGGAACATCGAAGGAATGATACATGTGGTCCATTCCATTTTTTATGAGGCATATATGTATGCATCTGTCTATAACTGTTGACCATTCATTTGTTTTTAATATCTTTATTAGAGAGACAATTGCTTCTAAACAACCGAGATTTTCAGGAGAAACAAATCCATTTGTGCTAAATGTGAATGCTTCCTCAAACATTGATGTCTCTCTTTCTATTAATAATTTTATAGCATTTCGGTAAGTCATATGTCTGTCTCCTCTTTTCGAATAATATATATTGAATATGGGTGTGGAATGTATAGCTTCTCCCTCTGTATAATTCATTGGGTCGTCTGATAAGAATTCCAACCCATCATCTATAGACTCTGAACCTTCACAGCAAATCAATTTAGAAAACGATATTAGATTACTATTTCTAATATTATCGTAATTAAGGTTCAGCAAATCTTGGGATTTCATTAGTTCTGTCAGATCTATCAAGCCAGTTTTGATGGGTGGACCTTCAAATGAGACCATCTTGCTGAAGTGTGCTTTTTTTATTATTGCATATTCATCCAGGCCTAACTTTATTCTTGACAGTGTAAACACGTCGTTATTTAAGTAGTCAAGGGACCTCATTAGTATTCTTTGATCGCCATCCACCTCAGCAACATTAACAATGCATACTGGTACAATTTCATTATATATTCTAGTCTTTATTGCTAAGTGCTCCTCATTTCTTCTGTTTATTGATTCATGTGAGTGGATTTGATAAACATATTGGTGCCTATCCTTTTTCCTGTAAGTTATATAGTAATTCCCAGGATAGGTTGGAATGCGACACATATTCTCAAATTTCAATCCATGTCTCGAACTCAACAATTTTCTACCGCTTATTGTGATATTCTCTGGTGTTTTCCTAGTTAAGCATAGCTCTGCATAGGTTAATTTATTGTCTTCACCGATTATTGTTATAGATCTATTATATCCAGTAATTGTTAAGTTGATTACACCCATATCCAAATGTCTTGATGTTTGCCAATCATTCCATGTCACTCTCTCCTGACTTTTCATAGCATCATATTTATCAAGATCTGTTTGTTTTAGATCTCCTAGCCTAAAAAGTAATGGTATAAAATCAGTCCTGTTATGTCCTGATTTTATGGTGTCATATAGAGAACTCACCTTTATGTCTTTATAACTGAACTTATCTAATATTAATCGTAAGAATGCTTGCCTGGACGAAGCTTCTATGAATGAGTCACCAAAGTGTGTGATTAGTCTGAAGCACTCAAATGCAATATTCTGTTCACTAGTTGCACTGTGCTGCATGATTGCTTTATGTCCTCCAGAGAGTATTTGTTTCAGATAATGCACAGTGTACCATTCTTTGTCTTTAAGTAAATTCCCTTGCATCAACGAGCAGAAATCTGTTGTAGTGTAAGATTTCGCAGGCAAAATAAAGACCTTTATTTTATGTTCTGTAGATTTGATATACTCATAACAGACCTGGTAGAATCTAGTCATTTCCTTCAACTCAAAAACTATGTCCCTTTGTCCCTTTTCAGCCTCATTTAGGGCTATTCTGGCCCTCATCTTTGTTTCTAGATTTGTATTTTCAACAAATTCTTTCAGGTGGACTAAATCGCGCGACATTTCTGTAGGGTCCGCCCCCTGAACGTCGGGATTATTCTTGCTATATGCTCGTAAAACTAATGCAGGGGAGTGGTGTATCAATTTTAAATTCCTAAATTCGGGCATAGTCGAACAGGACATTCCCATGCGTTTCTGTGGGGAGCCGAAGATAGACAGTACATGAGTGTTTGCTATAGTGATCATCATGGGATCATTTAGTATTATATATGAATATATAACCTGTATGTCTTCATTCGTTAATTCTAGAGTGGCCAAGTCCCTGTATAGCATTCTGTAAGCTTCGGTGAATGTCACCTTACCGAGGATATCTGGTTCCTTTTCTAGTGCTCTACTATCATGCAAGTTAATATATTTATCTCTAATGCCTGAGAAATCTATAACAGGCTTATGCGAGAATAGGATTTGCTCTATGAATAATTGGGCAGGGTTTTGTATTGACAAACTTTCTTTAAACCTCTTTGAATTATATCTAAAGATAACTGATTCCATGTAGTCTTTCATATCTTCTCCTTTTGTTACCAACAATTCCGGTTTGTCTAGCAGATATGCGAACAATTCCATCATACCACCAGGTGATGACAGACGATCTTGATACTTGCTGAAGGAGTATAGTTTTCGGAGGCTTCCTGCAGTTGTGAATTTTCTAGGAGTTAAGATCGATCTGCCTCTCATATCACTAGTCTCTCCCATAATATCATTAGGATCCATTTCGGCGTCCAAAACTAAATATCTCAATATTTTGAGTTTGAAGACTTCATTTTCAGTCAACTCTTCAACTTTCCATGATTTGACTTCTGCAATTTGGTTCACGACCGACTCGCGTCTCATCATGATCGGTGTGTACTTGTTCAATAGTTTTATCAAAAAGTACAGATTGCCTGCCTCTAAGCCGACTGTACTAATCATAGATAAAGGAGCATCCAGAACACCATTTAACTCGATAGGAATGTCCCTTCTAGTTTCAGCTGGGAAATAATCTATTGGGTCATTAGCTTGACCTGGTAACATATTGTATGTTAATGCTGTCATCCAATGGCTAATTGCAATGGAAACCCAAGCCAAGCTTGGTGGACAGCCGTGTTTTATAGCAGTCTGGGCTGATGATATTCTACTAGCTAGGTCCTCATATGGGCCTATATAGGCACAATCACCAACTGAAGTTAGCAAGAATCTGCCATAAATTGAAAACGGCTCACCATATAGATTGAATAATGAAACAAATTCTTTTATGCAGTTTGTAACATAAGTTTTCTTCATATTTGCTTGGCATCCAAACGCTAAGCAAGATTTCTCAAATTCTTTCATTGCAAAGTCAATTATTTTATCGTTTTCTAATTTGTCTTGGACTATAGTGATAGATGTCTGATTATCATCTGAATGGACCAGTGAATTCACCAACACAGAACCATCTAGCAACGTGATTGACTCTTTCAGGATTTCCTTGTAAACAGACATGGCGCAGCTATGAACATAACTAGACGTGTAATTAAAGTTACCTTGTAGCCAATTTCTTTTAATACTTACTGTATTTGAGCTCATTTGATTGGTCATAGTAGCTATTATGTCATTCTGGTATGTCATTTTCTGATCTAGCAGGTTATACAATAATTCATCTGGCAGAATTAATTCCTTTTGCATATAATTACACATGAAGAATAGAATTCTCTCTTTTTCTTGAGGGTACAATATCGGATCCATAGCAATCAGCCAGAAATATTTGTAAAATACGTCTTGTGCACTCCATTTGGACATGTCTGCATTTATTTCCATTTTTAAACCCTTCGATTTTCCGATAGATAGCTTTTCTATTTTATCAATATTTTTATCATAACCATTTGCAGCTAAAGCCTCAATTGCTTCATCTATTTCTCTATTTTTTTGTCTTGTGGTTTCCACTAAAAATCTTATTTCTTGTTCAGACTTCTGTTCTAATACTTTTAGTTTGCCATCTCCTGGTTCAGATATCATCTCATCTGGGTTTAGTTTACATCGTTCTTTAGCTATTCTTTCTACAGCATACATGCACATCTTGGCCTCATATTCGCCAACAAATATCTCTCTGTCTTTAGAAGTTTTCTGCCCTTTGTTAAAGAACGTGAAGTAAAACTTTTTGTGGTTCACCATCATATCCATTATTTGTTCTATTGTTGGTTTGTCTGATAAAACATTTGTATCTAGTAGCTCATATAACCTATCAAAGACTTTTGTAGAAATATGATCAACATACTCAGGCATAGCATCCCGTAGCATAACATAATTGCAATGGCCTACTTCTAGAGATACTTGTTCATCACTCACGAATATAGGATTTGCAAGTCTCCTTTTCCTAGATTCTGTCTCTAGTATCTTTTTCTGTTTAGCAGACTGAACTTCTTTCTCTTTACGGAAGTCCCCTATTTTTAAACAGGATTTAGAACTAGTAAATGTAGATATAGTTGTTATGGATCGTCTAAAGTTGTTTCTATTTTCTATTTTATTCCTTAGATGATTGTGTCTGGAAGTGTCTGCCAACAAATTTTTTGCAAGCGAGTGTATCAAGATCTTTAGATTCACTGTTTGTTTAGTGAAGTTCTCAGACCAGATTTCTGTTATTTTTTCTCTTTGTTCAGATTCGATTTCTAAGATAGTTTTAGCTAAGTCAACCATAACATGATGTTTTTCATGCAATCCTTTAGCATTGAAATAAAAAGGTAAATAAACCTGTGTTAAGTATTCTTTAAGTGTGACACTGCCAGGGAACCATATACTTGTAAGTTCTCTATTGTCTTTGATTCCCTTCTGAGTTATATCATAATCAGATAAGTATATATCTCTCAGTTGGACACGTTGTCTCTGATCGTATGCATCAAAGCATGCATTCTTTATTAATCTTGTCATATAGACACTGAATAGTGTTTTTGTATAAGGCGAAAATTTTTCTGCTATATAGTCTTTAACATTACTAGAAATTGCTAGTGAATTCATTATCATATACCTGGCAGGCTCTGTTAGTGAAAGCACACTTTTAGTTATAGATAAACTGGTATATATGGAGAAATTCATAACATCGTTTAGGACCAGTGTAGGGTTTTCATGTTTAAATAATAAGCATGTTGTTAAAAATAGTCCAGGAGAAGAGACGATTCTTTGGCATCTCTCTTTGTCTAATCTAATAGCTCTAGAGATAGATATATAACCATTATTACATTTAAATGTAGCATGTAAGCATCCTGGGTTAAATATATTTTCCTCTTCTTTATGTAACACTATAATACTATAAACTACAGTAGCTTTTTTTGTCTTTATATCTGCAGATGGGAAGACTATGCCGAAGACATTATTATTAGCGCACATTGCCACTCTGAAAGTGTTGTGTCTATTGTATTGTGAGACAGAAAGGATATTTTTCATTAATGTTGAAAAGTCTGATATTGCCTGCCAATATCTAGTTTCAAAAATCTTTTCCATTGTTATATATGTATCTTTATTAGCATCTTTTATTTGACTCCCAAATTCATTTAAAATATAATTGTTTGGCTTAAGATTGCTGTTCTTAGATAGGATCCTTTTACTTTGTTCCATCATAGTTAAACTTGCTAGATACATATTCTCGTCATCAAAATCTAATATTTTGGGTTTAGATAATTCTAAATCTTCAAGCATCTTGTTCTTGAATTGTTTGTGTTTTCCTATTCCACAGAAATCCTTAAACAATTTTAATTTATCATTTTTTGAAATAACCTCATTATTTACCATAAATTGTTGTTCCCAAAGAACTAAGGCTTCATTTATTTTTTCAGGTTCTAGTTTTTTGTTCATGATCTGTTTCCATGAAGATCTAGCTTTAGTCTTCAAAGATTCGCAAAAACCCTCATATTCAGTTATCTTATCTCCTATATCCATCATTTTGCCTAATGATCTGAATGCATCTGAGTATGTTGACATTCCTTTTATGCTCTGAAGAGATTTAGATAGTAGTATCAATTTGAAGGTTGCATTATTGCTATTTGCAGGATTATGGGGTGCCCATATGAAATGGATGCTTGGCTTTTGATCATGTATTGATTTGGATACCTCTCTTTGCTCATGAACTCTTTCTACCATCAGATCCCATCCATTGCTTATTTCTATTTTATTAGGTTGTTTGTAGAAACCTGTTGCTAAGAAAATGTTTTTTGCAGATTTAGTTATATAGTCATTGTAATCCCTCTTCGTATATTCTCTTAATTTTATTAAATTCGTATTCCATCTCTCCGATTCATATGCATTGAATCTAACAGATTCTTCAAATAGTCGTCGTTCTGGTATTGGCATGCTCACCTTAAATTCTTTGTATATTGGATGTTTCCAGAAGTCTGGACATCCAGTTTTGCACCAAGGTGCAGTCAGCGTGAAATCCCCGTGGGCAACTTTTAATAAGAACTCCTCATCATCTCCAAACTTTTCATAAAGCAATTGTTTGAGTTCAAAGAAATGATTGAAATTCACATCGATAACTAATGTTGGGAATAATTCTTTGAAACGGTCTGAATTTATATGCAAGTTTTTTGTAACAGGGTCTATTCTAATTATAACTATTTCTATCGGTACATTCAATTTTGTAGATATTTCTCTGGTTAGTTCGTAGTATTTGTCAAATGTTATTGCGCTACTTTCATTTGAGACAGAGACTTTATAATCTATGATATATAGTATGTTGTTTACGAATAAATAATTGTCAGGTGTTATATTTGGAGCTTCTATTGCTAACGGGTCTGTCTCAGGTTTAATGTCTAGTATTATATCTATGAATGGTACATCATTCCTATACTCGATGTTCAAAGATTTGCAGAGTTCTTTCCCAAAATAGTCGTGTCTGGACATGAGTAAGTCAACATCAATGTCCTTAGCTACGCAGGCATCCTTTGCAGCATTGATCCTCGCAAGGAATTGTTGATATTCATTATAGTCCATTATGCTTTTGTTGGTTGTTTATATTGATATTTGTAATTTTTGTAGATAGGGGTACACTACT